TATAGATGCTTATAAGCGTGCCGTTTACTGGTCCAGTAGTTGCCATGGTTATTTATATATTAAATTATTTTTCTTTGCTAAATCGGCAATGATTTGATCAACGCCTTTCATTATATTTTCTTCGACGCTTGTGGCGTTTGAATCAACGGCCCTTTGCATAAAACGCACTGGGGCGATGGCGCCTGTGTAACGGCCTGTGCTCGATTGGATTCGCTCAACTGTACCGTATTCATACATCACGCCCAAATAGTTGTTGTAATATTCCTTGCGCAAGCCAATCAAAGCCTTATCATAGTTCTGATTATCCTTGCTATTGATGAAACCGATTGAGTCCCGCAAATCGCCTGTATCAACTGGGACCAAAGATTTGGCCGTTGCAATAATTGGGCTTGCGCTTTTCTTTAAAACTTGCTGGAGCTTACGACTTTTCACACTGACCCCCATAGCCTTTAAGGCTTCCAAGGTTTCAGCGAGTCCGTCGATTTTTTCCATTATTGCGTTAATTCGGTTTGTAGTTTCAAATATAGATTGCGCTGAAGGTTTGCAATGTTAACAATGTTGTGCGCCCCATTGTCATCAACCACCCTGTGCTTAACGCCTACGGCCGAATTAAAACGGATTGTATAAAACACAATTTGCTTATGCTCGCGCCTGTCTGCGTTTACATTCTCTGCGCCACTTTCCTGCTCAACACGCTGCGCCCAGGCGGTGGCGTATTCGGTCCACGTTTGCAGCTTCTCGCCTGTGTTGCTATCTATGGTTTCGGTGTAACTTTGCAGACTTACCAAAACGTCCATTAACCCCGCATTCATCAGATCATGATTTGGATTTTGTACGGATCGAGTAGGTAGTGAAAGCCGAAATTCATATCACTGTTAATACTGCCCGCAATGATGGCCTGCCTGTTATCGTAATACTGTGCAACCAACAATAGCGCCGCGTGCTTAATGGTGGCGGGCATGATAGTGTCGGGGTCTACAGATGAGGTGCCTACAGGATTAAAGCCCTCGGATATTTCAACGATGTACTTAATGGTGTCATCCGTAATGCTCGACGGCGTATTTTCAAAAAAGATATTTCTGCTATATCCGCCCATCGGATCAGGCGCAACCAGCCAATCGGCAGAATCAAAAGCAACAACTGCCTGCGAGTCGTTCACATAGCTCACAGAGTTCACAGCCAAACAGCGCGTGTTTAAGCGCAGATAATTGCCCGAAGGTATATTCAGGCCGTTCACAGGATTCACGAGCGCAGGCTGGCCCGTAAATGAGTCGAAGCCATACTTTGCCGTCCCTTTGCGAATCGAGTAGCCCAAATAATTACTGCAGGCATCAATTGCCATAGAGATAAGCCCCGAAATGTAAGTATCATCTGAGGAACTTGTAACCCTTAAATGGGTTTTTGCATCTGCCAAACTGAGGTAGTCTGTGGCGGCATTTGCGAAGGCGGTATATCTACGGCTAACAAACATTTTATTCGGCGTCTAATTCGGTTTCAGGGTTTACTGGCTTTGCCTTTTTGCTAGGCTTGGCTGGCGTCAATACTGCAATCTCTTCAGCAACACCCGCCTCAATTAAGAGCATGGCTTGCTTGGTTTCCATTATTACTTCCTCGCCTACGTTGTAACTTAAATTAAATTGCCCTGTAGGGTTTGCTGTAAATCTCACTTTCATATTGGCCCAGGGGCGATGCAGTCAAGATCACCCCCGGCACTTGGAACTTTAATGACCCCAAGCGGTCAAGTTATTAGGCTACGATGTCCTTACAAACTGCGAAGGCAGTAGGCTGCAACAAGTTTACATCCATGTAAGAGTTAAGGATAACGTTGGTCAAACCAGCAGTAGCTCCACTGAAAGGATCTACCACTAATTCCATGCCGCCGCCCCATGAAGCCAAAGCGAGCTTGGAGAAGTCACCGAAAATCATGGCAGACAATGTGCTGCTAGTTCCTTTGGTCAAGTTGCTAGGAACCAAAGTAGAAGTGGCTACATTGTAACCGTTCAACTCGGCGCCACCGCTTGCCCAAATGAAGTTACCTTCAACACCAGAAGCTTGGCGTGGGATAGTTTGCAAAGCAGCTTTTACTTTAGGGTTGGTCAAGTAAGCAACACCTTCGCCGTTAGCGTTTTCTACAGCCTTCATCAAGTTTACAACGTCGGCCCATACTGGAGCGATACCGTTAGCGTTTGTGCTGTTAGAAGATGCACCACCTGCGAAAGTTACGTTAACGTTGCTATTGGCAATGATACCAGTAGGCTCGTTAGATCCACCACCTTTAATTGCGGCAGTTTCCAAAGATTGAGCCATTGCATTCAAGAGCCAGTTACGCACGTAAGCGTCGATTGAGTTGCTAGATTGCAACATCAACTGGTTTGATACCTGAATGTAAGCGGCCAAACGCTTAGGGCTAAAAGTGATTTTGCTGAACGCGGGGCTCTTTTCAGAAGCTGAACCGTTTTCAGTGTTCCAACCTGCAGAAGGCACAGTTGAAGCTGTTGGCATATCCAAGTTACCAACCAATCCAGACAATTGCTGAACACCCAAACCGCGCAATACGGTACGTGGCAACAATACATCAATGATAGAACCAACAGAAGTTTGAACGTTTACACCACCCTCAGAACCAGAAGTTCCGCCAGTAGCAGTCATATCACGTTTGAAAACCTCAGAAGGGATTTTTACAGAGTGAGCAGAAACAGAAACACCAGAACGCTGGAACTCTTCAGCACCGATTTGAGAAAATTCACCCTCAACACCTTCGCGGCGTCCAGTGGTAGCCAAATTGATTGCACGCTTAAAGCTGTAATCTTTAGCCATGTTTTCTTTTTCTTTTTCCTCACCACGGCTTGCAGAATGGCCAGCAGCTTGAGCAGCCAAGTTTTGCAATTTTTCCAAGGTTTCAACCTCAGCTTTGATCGCGCCCAAACGAGCCTCGATTTCGCTTAAGCGGTTAGTTTCTGAATCGGCCATAGATCTGGCTTCTTTTTCAATGGTGGTTTGCAAGGTAGACAATTCGCCTAGCAAACGTCCACGCTCTTCTTTAAGGGCTTTGATTTTATTCATGATTTTGTTTTTTGTTTAAAGGTTTTGATATCTCAATAAAGCCAATTTAATAACATCGGCAGAGGCTTGGCTTCTTTTGGCCTCTTCGATTTCTTGCTCCTGATCACGCATAGCAACAATACTACGGGCGTCGGCTTCAGTGTCAGCGTAAGCGGGATAAGTTACAGGGCTAACATCATACAAATCCTCAATTACTTTGATTGTGCGCTTGCCCATAGATCCGTACTTTTCTGACTCGCTCCACATTTGTTCTTTAATCGTGAAGGCAAAGCTGCTCTGTGTAATGTCGCCGCGCATGATAGAACGCACAACGCTCATATGTGTTGGATTCTCATAATCTGGAATCCACGTATATTCTAAATTGCCGTCGCCATTTACAAAAACTTTGCAGGTGTTTGCCTTAGTGCGGCCCAAAATTAACTCTGCTTCGTGGTTGAACAAACAACGAATGTCGTAATCTTTTGAAAGAGCATTGTCAAACGCCCCCGGCAAAATAACCTCCTCAAAATATCCTAGATCCGTAGCGGAATTAATGACAGCAGCAATGCCGCCAATTTCTTTTGGCATGCCTTCGCCGTCCTCTCTGGTGTGAACAGTGCCCGTAAATGTGCGCCTTTCTTGTTTCATTAGATTACTTCTGTGTTATTAGTTCCCTCTGGGTTGTTGTTTTTGTCGGCGGTGCTCATTAGTTGCGCAATCTTAGCGTCCATGTATTCATCGATTTTGCTAGACGGCATCAAATTGGATTCAATCAAATACTCATCACCTCCATTAAATCCGTTTGCATCTTCAAACATGCGGGCCTCTCAGCGCGCTCATTGGCGGAGGCTCTCAACAGCGAATTAAAGTTAAATTTAAAGTAATAGGTTAACTTATCATTTTCTGTTAACAGCTTGCGGGCCATTTCCTGCTCGATGTTAATCGCATAGGATGCCAAAGTACGTGCGTAAAAATCTTGGTATTCCTGCTCAACGCTAGACTTGATGCCATCCTTTGCGCCAATCATAGAAGCGGGCACCCCAAAAATGCGGGCGATTTCCTCGGCCGAAAATTTGCGGGTTTCCAAATACTGCGCCTCTTCTGGGCTAAGGCTCAACTTCTCCATCTTGATGCCATTAGGCAACACAGTGCTGCGGCTTGCCCCATCAATTACATCGTCAAGCGATTTCTTTAATGGTACTGCCTGCTCGGGTTTAATCTGCGCATCGGATGTTAACAAAAATTTCAATACTCCATTTTTGTAGACTCCAGCGCTCTGGCTAATTGCTGCCAAATCAATGCCCAAGGTTTCGGCGTGCACCACGATGGGCGATAAACCAACCAATGGATCATCACCACAAAGCCCTTTAAAGTGCAACATGTCGGCCGCTGGAATCATGCCCGGGAAGCCCTTGCGATTCACTTTGTAAAACAATTGGCCGTCCTGCATGATTGGTTGCACGTAATCAGGTGCAATCGGGTGCAACTCGATACCCAAATATCTGCTGTCGCGATTAATAAAAGCGTAGGCATTGCCCTTAAGCGCCAAGTGGCTCACCATGTATTTGGTGAAATCGTATTTCGTTTGGTATGGGTTTGGCTCGTTTACCAATGCCGTAGCGTAATGGATTACAACCTGCTCGCGATTGGTGCCATCATCTTTATAAAGTTTTAAAGATAGCCCCGCAATACCGTCTGCAATAACTCTAACGCACGCGTGCACCGACGCAATAGATAGCGCCGTGCGATCATTAACCGCCTGACCGCTTTTTGTTTGATATCCGAAAACATTTTGTAAAGTATTCACTAGCCAATCAGTTGGCTGCGATAAGCTACTGCGCTTCTCCGCTCTTTTTGGCTGCCAGAATTTTAGATTCATCGCCCGCAAATTACAACTGCCCTAAATTACTCACGTTAACAAATTACTTATTACGACCTTGTGCCAACCACCTGCTCAACGCTGCCCTGAATACATCGTAATTTTTATAACGACGCACGCCAAACTTGCCGAAATACTTTTCCTCGGTTGCGTTGTAGGCATCCTCATATGTCCGATATCTCGGTAGGTTGTTGTAATATTCCTGCATGTAGTCGTCCAAAAATTTCATAAGCTTACAAACCAAAAATCTGATTCCTTTTCTTTTGCGGCATCCTGCATGCAAGTGCCCAATGCCATAACAATGCTCACAGGGCCATCGACTTTATCACCAGACTTGGCTTTGTCAATTTTGATATTGCCCGCAGGATCAGTGCGCAGCATTATATTGCCCATCATCCAACGCGTAACGGGATTGCCCGCGTGTCTTAATTGTTTGTCTTTTGTCAATCGCTCCAGTTCTTTGGTAGGTGCCGACATTGATACAAAGCCCTGGCCAAAAGGAAACATTTGCAGGCCTTCGTTTTGTAGCTCAATCACCAACTGCGAAGAGTTGAAGCGGTCAAATGCAATATCTTTGATGTCGTACTGCTGCGCCAACTGAATAACCCGCGCCTTAATAAAAGCGTAGTCAGTTACGTTGCCGTCCGTTAACTCAATATGCCCATCGGCTGCCCATTGCCTAATCGATTGCCCTGCTGCGTCCTTGCGTTTGTATGCCGTTTCCACTGGCAACCAATACCATGATCGTATCGCGTGATATTCTGGGAAGTACAAACTAAATGCGCAAAAGTCCCCAGTGCTTGCCAAATCCAATCCACCATAGCACAACTCACCCTCGAGCTCGTCCATCCCATCGCAAGACTTCCAGTCACTGTCGCTAATCCAAGTCATTGCCGTATCGGTCCAAACGTTTAGCAGTTTGGTTTTAAATTCAACCTCCTTGTGCACGAACTCCTTGGCCTCAGTCAATCCCTGCTCAAGTTGGCGCGGGTTTACGGAAATACCCCAGTTTGGATTTGCCTTAGCCCATACTGCGGGATCCGTCCAATCATCGCCCTCATCCAATGTATAGATCACCGAAAACAAAGCATCGTCTTTTATGTTACCACTCAACACCCCTGCGCAATACTGCCGGTGCTTATAACAAGGTGCCTCACGATTAAACCCCGCCGTCGTAATTGTAAACAGCAACGGCTGACGGCGTGCACCCATTGAGTTGCGGATAACGTTGTAAAGCTCATCATTGGGGTGCGCATGATATTCATCAATGCAACAAAAGTGCGCGTTGAGTCCGTCCTGCTTGCCTGGGTTCCATTCTAGCGGTTTATAAATACTTTGACCGTAAAGTATGCGCCGATTGTTTACAGAATTGTTAACGGTGAGCGCTTCATTCAACCAAGGCAGATTTTGGCAAACCCTAACAGACTCGCCGAAAACCATCATGGCCTGGTCAAGTTTAGTCGCCGCTGAATAAACCTGCGCCGCCGACTCATCATCTGCAATAAGGCCGTAAAGCATAATCGCGCTGCTAAAGGTAGATTTACCATTTTTGCGTGGCACTTCAACATAGGCCCGCGTAAATCTCCGCGATCCGTCCTCATTCAAAAAACCAAACAGATTCCAAATTATAAAAGACTGCCATGGCTCGAGCTCAAACGGCTTGCCCGCATATTCGCCAGTGCTATGCTCTAGCTGCTCAATAAACTCAATGGCATGCAAAGCGTAGGTGTCAGAAAATCCCCAACCCGCTGCACGATCTGCCACGTATCTATCAACGGCATTGCGCACGTGTTCACAAACTGGCACCGCGCCAGATTGGACGTCGCTTATATACTTTTCAACTTTAAGCACTGGCTTTCAAAAATGGCCTTTGCCTCTTCAGCAAGTTTCAAGTTGCGATATACAAACGCCTCATCCCACAAACCAAACTTGCCACACTCACGGAATCCGCTGCCCTGATCCATGGTGATCACAAATTGATGGCCTCGCTCTTCAATCCTGTACTCCCTACCTTCATATTCAACGTGCGATGTTTCAAATGCGGCTTTGTGCGTTGCTTTGTTAACTGTCTTTTTCATGTTATGCGGTTTTAGGTTTTTTCAATAATTCTAATTTGCTCGCTGGCTTCACGTTTCCTGTTTCAATCCTTGCCCGGGCGCTCGGCGTGATTCCAAACAACTGCCCCATCTGCGTGGCTTGCTTCAATGCTTTGCTGCGCACATCATACCACGGCGAAACAACACGCTCGCCAAATCTGTTCACAACAACCTCGCCCTCTTTGTTGTTTATCTCGCAGGCTTTTTTATACAAACCCAATTCGTTGCAGTACCCGGCAACCAGCCCGAGATCTGCGCCAGCCAGTAGGTTATTATTTTTCAACTCCTTGCAAGTGATATCCCAGTACTCAAAGCCCAATTCATTTAGGTGAGCGGGTGGTTGTGGAACTCCAACACTCAGCTCAACAATCATCGGCTGCTCAAGACTTCGGTCGGCGCGAAAAGTCCCCTCGATTTTTTTTAAATCAACGGGTTTGCGTGGTCTCCCTTTCATATTTACAAATATAGTGTAAAATTTGAAACTTTATTTTCGCCCATGTGTGAAGAAAAG